CTCGGATCGGCGGACCGTAACCCATTGGCATACCGCCCTGGCGAGCTTGCGGCGGACCATTGAAATTCATGGCCTGCGGCGGAATGCCAGGATTAACGTTTGGCGTCGCGCCCGAATACATCAAATTCGGTTGCGGCACGTTTTGCATGTTGTTGCCAGGGCTGTTGAGCGACAAATTGCGCTCTTGGGCCGCCAACATGCGCGCCATTTGTTGCGGCTTACGATCGGGGGTAAATCCATCCATTTAGGTAATCCTCACAGTAAGCCGTAGTTAACCATCTTGAAGCCGGCCGGGTGTTCAACCACCGCCTCCGGCAACACTTGCTCAACCTCTTGCGCCATTACGCCGCGCTGACGTTGGCCGAATATGTCGTATTCGTAAATGCCGATGCCGAGCGGGTGAGTGCCGATGCGCACGATGTTGGATTTCAACCGGCGGTCGGATGCCAAAATCGCCGCGCTGCCGATCTGACCCGCCAAACCAAACAAACCCGATGCGTTGCTCGCCGCCTGGTTGGCTGCAATACCGTAACGCTGCATTGCCGAGGCATCTTGCGCTTGGCCTCCCTGGAAAATCGGAGCTGGTGCGACTGATACGCCGCTGTAACCCTGGAATTGCGGGATGTTGACCTGGCCGCCCGACAACAGCGCGCTAATTTCGTTGACCGGAATCGAGCGAATAGCCGCTTGTTGCGCCAGTGCCTGTTGCGCTGCCGTGTTTTGGAACTGCGCTCGAGCCATCGCCTGTTGATACGCCTGCTGTTGCGCAGCATTTTGAGCGCCGTAGTAATCCATCAACGCCTGTTGACGCTGTGCAACCGCTTGGTTGGCCAGCTGCTGTTGCGCCATCGTTTGATCGAAGATCTGCTGACGCGCCGCATTTTCGGCTGCCGTGCCGCCCATCAGTTGCGCGTAATTTTGCGCCGCGGCCTGGTTGCGCGCTTCTTGCGCCGCCATTTGCTGAGCAAATTGCTGTTGCAACGCTGCGTTTTGCGCTTCGGTTTGCTGCAACGATTGCCCGTAATTTTGCGCAATAGCCTGGTTGGCAAGTTGCTGCGCCTGTTGGCCCATGCCAAATTGCGCAAGCAATGCTTCGCGGTTAAAGCCTTGGCCTGCCAATGCTTGCTGATATGCCTGCGCTTGGGCAGCGTTTTGAGCTTGATTTGCCGCAATGGCTTGCTCAAAGTTTTGGCCAATCGCTTGGTTTTGAGCCTGTTGCGCTTGCTGTTGAGTGCCAAACGATGCGAGCTGTGCTTCTCGGCCAAACTCACCCGCTTGCAACCGCTGTTGGAAAGCCTGTTGCTGCGCTTGGTTTTGCGCGCCCTGGACAGCCAATGCGTTTTGTACGTTTTGACCCAGGCCGGTGTTGTACAAGCCAGCTTGCTCCATGCCCATGCCAAAGCCAGACAATGCGGCCTGGTTGGCAAACATGGCGCGCGATTGCTGTTCGTTAAATGCTTGCTGACGCGCGGCTTGGTCAATGCTGATGCCTTGCGCTGCCGCCTGCAGCATCAAATCGTTTTCCTTTTGCGCCTGGCCCATCATCGCGGCGTTGTACGCTTCGCCGCCAGGACGTAAACCCTGGTTAATAAGTTGTGTTTGCAGCTGCTGACGTTCGCCCATCAGCTGCGGCGATAATCGCGACAAAATTGCCTGTTGAGCAGTCATGCCGGCATTGGTCGGCGCTTGCGGCAACCCCGACACATCGATCTGCCGCTGCAGATCCTCTTGCGGAATGTACTGCGCGGCCTGGCCGAATTGGCCTTGTTGCAATGCTTGGCTCGGCCCACCGATTCCCGACAGGTCCAAGCCCTGCAAATTCAAACCCTGCGGGCCAGCGCCGGCTAACCCATACATGCCGGCAGACGGGCCCTGCTGAACACCTGGACCACCGTATTGAAATTGTTGCAGCTGTTGCGCCGCGGGCCCTGCGCCAGCAACCCCAAATGATTGCGCGCCTGGCGCCATTGCAGCCGCATACGGCGTAACGTTCGTCGTGGCTTGCTGAGCAGCTAGCTGCGAGGAAGGCGTGATTGCCGCACCCTGGATGGCGTTAACGCCCTGCGCCGATCCTTGTGTCGTAATGTCGTATGGCGAAATGACGTTGCCGAAAGGCACCGTTGGCCCGTACTGCAACGCCGGAATGTTGCTTGGACTAAACGCTGATGCAATGCCGAGGTTTCCAAGACCTTGGGCAGCGCCGGCAGCGGCTTGCGACATGTATTTGTCGGCAAGCTCTTGCGCTCGAATTGCCGCTTGCGCATCGGCACTTACCGTTTGCGTAACGGTCGGCTGCTCGATGTAGGACGTATATTGCTCTTGCGTCGGTTGCGGGACGCCGTATTGCTCGTTCTGGTATGCGTTGTTGCGCCAATCGGCTAATGCCTTGTTGTAAGCCTCGGTATCAACAGTTGGCGTTTTGGTCCACGAAACCGTTTGCGAGCCGGTTGGCGAATAAATATTCGGGTTGGACATGTACGCCGATTGTTTCGCGGCGGCCAAATTGGCCTCACCCTGCTTGATCGCAAGGGTTGCGTAATCAGGCGCTGGCGGCGGTGCCGGTGATTTTTTGCCCATACCGAGCCTCAATAAAACGACACCGATCGGGTGTCTGCGTCATAAAAACAATGTCTCCATCGGGAGCTGCGTTTTTAATCCGCGCTTCCTCTGAAAACCCCATCTTTCTGACCAAATTGAGCGCTCGGGTATGATTGCTCGAAATCGGTCCAATTATCTTATCAACATTTGCCACGTTGTAGGCATAGTCATACACGGCTGCCACATACGTCGGCGTTACCTTTTGCCAGGCGATGTGGCAAACCACCGATCGGCCGTTCCACATCTCAAAAATTGTGCCGGCGACCAGGCGCCCGTCATGCTCGAGCCCAATTGCAACGGACCGATCTGGCCAAAAAGCGCCATCGGTTTGCGCTGCTGTCCAATGGCCCACCTGCGGGCCGTTGACTATATTCCAGCCCATCCGAGTTGATACACCACGTCGGTTGATGCCCATTCCAGCGTCACGCCAATGCTGCTGGAGTTGAAAATAATGCCGCCGCAATAACCGATGCCCGACAACCCCACCACGTTGTTGTTGGCGATTTGGTTGCTACCCCAATAACCCTGGTCCCATTTCGATACGTCCCAAATGCCGTAATTGGTCGGGACGAACGACAATGCACCGAGGAAATCTTCGGTTTGAAAATCCACCGCAATGCCAACGCCAATCGTCGGTTGGCCATTGGAATAGGTTGTAGTGCGCCCGCGCGTAAAATACTTAACGACACCTCGGGTATCGAAATAATTAAACGCTTGTAATGCTCGAGTGTTGATGGCCTGGCCATTGTCGGAATAACCCGGCGAACTGCTTTCGGTTGTCCAAGCTCGAGCAACATAACCATCGCCGCCAAAATACGGATTATCGTTAAGCGACGCCCAACAGTTGGCATACCAGTTGGTAAACCGACACCAAGCCTTGGTGATGTTGTTCATCACAAACTGGACCTGGCCGCCCGTGCTAACCGGAATGTTGACAATCAGCGCATTGTTTAGCGGGTGATACAACATGCCCCAGCCAAAGTTGCTTTTATAAGCTTTGGCTGCCTGGGCAAATGCGCCCTGGATTTTGTCAGAGAGCGCGACGTTCGGATCTAAACGCGACGATTGCAGCGCGGACGCCATCGGAATAAGCCCGTCCAGCGTCAAAACCAGCAAATCGCCGCCGTATTTAAGCAAACAGCGCTTTGATATCGGTGCGCCAACCACCCAAACGCCGATTAGCGCCCAGGTCGATGCACTTGAAGGATCGGTGCCGCGGTAAACGATAACTTCGCCCTGGTCGGTGACAAAAACCAGGTTATCGTCAACGCCGTACCCCGCATCGATCGTCCAGGTCGCCATTGCAATTAAATTGCCGCCTAAATTGGCAACCGATGACAGATCCAGCACTGCAGCTGCACCGCCAACCGATGCAGTTGGCAAATACCAAGCTTTCAGCGTGTCTTTTTGGATAAACCAAATGCGGTTTTTAAACAACGTTGGCGCGGTTAGCGTCGTAGTCGTTACGCCCGTAATGGCTGGCGTTGATGCGCCATCGATTGCCGTCCAAGTCGTGCCGTCAAATAGCCTGGGTTTGTCAGCGCCATTGGCGGCGTACAAATAACTGCCGCCGGAGGTCGTAATGTTGACGTATTCCCAGCGACTGTTGGAAAGGCCGGTAACCTTGGCAGCGCCAACCGCACCCGCGGTAGTCACGTCATAAATGTTGCCGCCG